ATATAATTCCAATATTTTGAACGGCTTCGTCTATCTGCATTTTATTACCTTTCTTTAAAAAATAGAGTCGGGGCCAGCTTCTTGCCAGCCCCTTCTCATCTCTTCTAAAGAACTTCCTTGTTCTCTCTAAGCCTTCTTGGTAAACGGCCAACTGCCTTTTGTATAGCGAACATAGCCCACTATACCAACAGCAATTAATCCACCTACAATAATCCAACCTAATGGTATTCCAAACATAGTAACTCTCTTTCTTTATTAAACAGCAGCAGTAACTGCTATCCAATAAGGCGTGCTTCCAATCAATATTGGAATCTTGTGAGTAATAGTTGTTGAAGTGGCAGAAACCACACCTAATGTAGCTGCGGCATCCAATTTCAGGAAGTAAGTAAAACCGGTGTTTACACCCGACTTCAAAACATTAAACAGTGTGGCAACGGGGCCTGTAATACTGTTGTTGGTATTACGAATTTGAATACCATATTCAAGAGTAGCTACAGCAGCTTCATTCTGAACATTGACATCCAAACCACCAAACACACCCTGAACTGTTCCATAGTTTTCAGCGTGAATCTGGCAACCTATTGCAGAAGCAACATAGCCACCTGACTTCCCCTGAATACTTATGATGTTGTCCAACTCTGCAACAACGCCACCACTTCTGTTATTTACAGAGACATTGATGCCCCTGAAATTATAAACGGAAGTGTGGTTTCCTGCAACAGTTTCATTGGCAACATAATTGTTGCCAACAATTCTAAGCAGGGCATCATCACAGCCGCCTGTAGTTATAATACCAGCCGTTTTATCGGCAAGTATGCCAACTACCCAGCGTCTTGGGCCTGTTGCTCCCGCACCTGAAAGAACAGCATTACCATCAACTATGAGACCGTAACCATCTCCTAAAGTTGAGGCTACTTCCAGTTTCATTCCTGTATCGCTGTGTCCGGTGAACAGAGTAGATTTTCCTTGACTAAATCCAATACTCATATTAAATCCTTTCCATAAAACTATGGGGGAATTTCACCCCCGTAGTTCTTTTAATTTAAAGACATTGTCTATACACTATTCCAGAGGAGACCTTGGCTCCTTCTATCCCCGCACATAAACTGACCGCCGAAATCTACGTTGATAACAGCAACATTACCACCACCATTAGGAAGCAGCATCGGAGTATGTTCGTGGAACTCATCTGTTTCAAGAGCGATAAGTTCAAACTCGTTGAAATTAACAAAATATACAGGGTGTTTTCCAGTGATTGTATCATTTGCCAATGTGTCAAGCTGTGGGGCTTTCTGAATGGGTGTGCCATTAAACGCACTCATACCGTTGAACTTCTGGAAATCGTAGCCGTAGTTCTGACCCACGTTGTAACGATTAACGCCAACGTCATATACTATCTTTGTCTTGGTGTCCATAAAAATAGTATACATTCCGAGTTCAGTGTATTTTGCAATATCATCCGGACTCTGTGGAGCTTGGAAGTTAATATTTTCGTAGGTTAAGCCCAAACCAACTATGAAAGACGAAATATCATCAATCAAACTTACAGCAAAGTTACTTGCTATAATGTGGTCAATATTAGTAGAGTGGCTCTGTGTATAGTTCGCCCAATACTCCTGACCAGTTGTAGCCGGATTAATTCCACCGGGGGAAGTAATCTGAGTAAGGCTTCTATCAACAGTATAGGTTCCATTATAACCACCACTTGTGCCAGCACCCTTGCTAATCCAATATGGAATACCCCGCATAGAGGTAGTTTCACTTGCCTCTGTTACAATGGTCTGCCAAGCATTTTCCTCAAAAACATTTGCCATACCTCTGAGGGCAGCAAGACGGTCTGTTTCCATCTTATCAACAATCAGGAACGGGTCTTTGTTTATGAGGGCTTCACGCCTGTCAAACATCCAATCGGTAGTAAGATAAACCCAAGGAGCAGTTGCAATTCGCAACACATCAACCCTTGAATATTCCTTAGTGCCGTAAAGACCAGTGAATTGTGTTCTATCACTTTCTTTTATGACAACTCTTTTCTCTGCATATTTACCCCCACCCCGAACAATGCCTTTACCAAGCATCTTATTGAGAATTGGATAACGAGTGTATTTCTGCGGAGCAGAAAACTTCATCTTCTCAAAATTAGGTAAAGTAGCATTTACAAGGTCGAGAACATCGGCAGTAGCATATCCTTCAAACGCCATATAAAACTCCTTTCAATTACCAGCTAATCATTCCTTTTTTCCTATACCAGTCTTTGACCGCTTGTGCAGCGGCATCCCGACCAGTAGGTTTAATGGAACTTCCTTTTTTGGAAGCTCCCCGGGTGATTAACTGAGATTCTCTTTGTTTAACTTCATCTAACAATTTTTCACGACTTACTTTTTGCTTTGGACTCTTGCTCTCGTAGATACTAAATGAATCACTGAGAGATTCTTCCAAAGTTTTACTTTGACCTGTAACACCAGCCCCAATCATAATATCATCAGCAGTAGCCCATACACTTTGTCTCAGAGCAATTTGAGCTTTTGTTAAGGTCTTTGTGTTACCAAATTCAGGAAACTCTTTTTCGATTCCATCAAAGAAGCCATCAATTTTAGTGTCCCTTTCAGTAACCTCTCGCTGAGTTAAGGCGGTGTTTCTTTCAACATCACGCTGCTCAATATCAGCAAGTTTAGAGGTCAGTCCCCTAACAACTTTTTTAAGGTTCTTAACCTCTGGCTCATCATCTTCATTCTCAACAACTTCAAGGGTAGGTTTCACTTCCTTGCTTTGGGGTTTAGTTAGGGCCACTTTAGCTTTCCTGCCAATCTCACCAAGTTCTGCTGACACTCTGTCAGAGTTCTCGGCCAGACGAGTAAGAACTAAATCGGCCTTGTCGCCCAAGTCCAAAATTTCTTGAGGTTCAAGATGATTACGTTTAGCAGCCTGAATCAGACGACTTGGTAGATTTAAAGCAGCAACTTGTTCCTCTACTGCTTGGGTAGCATTAGACGCATCTTCTTTGGTAGAATTGTCCTTTGCTTCCTGAGTAGATTTCTTTCCCGCTTCTAAATCTTCTTTGCCTGTTCCAGTTGCTTTACTTTCAGTTCTGTTACCATCCTTATCATAACTTGCAGGATTAAGTAACCGATTAACATTTTCAATAGATTCGGCTCTTATTTCAGCATTTACTTTTACTAACTCAGCCGACTCTTCACTTTTGTTTCCATCAACACTTAGTGTCTCTGGTTCTACTTCTTTACTTTCATTTACTTCTGACATTTTAAATTCTCCAATATAAGGCTTCTTCACCCGACAAGGGCAAAGGTAGGTTACGAATTAGAGTCCGTTCTGTTATTAAATTCTCCCGCTGACGCTCGCTCCATCGTTTCTTTCTGACTGTCCCTAAATTCTTTTGCTTCTGAATTAACTACCATTCCACGCTTTTTTAATTCTCTATCTCTCTGTTGAGGGCTTGTAATCATAACACCCATCTCAATAGAAAAGTGTTGCTTAAAGTCCCCCTCTGAGCAGATGTTTACAAATTCCCTTTTAGAGAAACCTGCTGCCAACTCTCCTCCACACACACGGCATTTTTGAGCATAAATTATTTTATAGTTGCCACCCTTGGTTCTGGAAAATTCAAAATCTGTATCATTAACATCCTTGTTGTCAACATCTAAACTGCAAGATTCACAGTGAAACATATTTTATCCTTTAATTCTGCGTGCCAAATACACAGTATGAAATGGTAACTTGACTTCCAGCCGTATAATTTTTAAAATAAACTATTCCAGATGGAGTTGGAATAAACGTCCACTGTCCTGCATAAACTCTAACTTCTTCGTGAAAGGTAGTGTCAAAAGATGTGTCAATAGAAACTACTCCTGTATTTGCAAAAATCCAAATGCCCCGTATATTATCAATTCCCGCAATATTAAGCACCTGTGCCACATCTGCTGTTTCTTGTTTCAAATCAGGAATTTGTATTGCTATTCCGGGGGCAGTTGTATCAACAAAGGTTTTCTTTATTTCAATGGGGTTATCAAGTCCATCAATACTTATGCTTGAACTAATTTCTGCTTGGCCAGCCATTATTCTACCCCTTCATTTATCCATCTATCTGCAACTATTTTTGCTTTCATAGCTTTGGTCATTTTTCTACGATTTATAATGCTCCGTTTCATAGAAGCAACCTCAGTGGGGTCTTTCCCGGAGGCAATCAGTTTTTCCTCCATATTGTCTAAATCGGGATTTTCCCCAGTATTTGTTTCTGGTGCGGTATCATTTATAGAATCATCCACATTTTTAATTATTTTTTTTGCCATTATTTTCCCTTTCTTTTATATTCGGAGTAAGCCACAGCTAACCGCTGTTTAACATCCGGAAAACTTTTTATTGCTTCTGCACTTGAAACATAGCGTGCAACGTACTTACTTTTACTTTCTCCCTTACGCACATTCGGCATATATTTTCTCCCTTAACCTTTTATGCTCTTTTTTATGGCAGCCCACACACAAAGTCAATCCATTATTTATGTCAAATCTTTTATCAACATACTCAGCATAACTTAATATGTGGTGTGCTTGTAAGTTACCACTCCTCACAAAACAATGTTGGCAGGTATAGTTGTCCCTTTCAAAAATATCTTTTCTCCATTTATTTATCTCATAGTTCATTCTTGAACTACAGTTATTTCGTTTGTGTTTTAACTTTGTTCTGTCCTTAATCCAATGCCAATGTCCGCTTCCGCTATGGGTTTTAGCCGCCCGTGCTCTTGCCTCAGGAGTTCTTCCCAAGTTCAAATTCTTTTCAAATTCCCCTTTGTGTGCCTTTGCTATGCTTCTCCCCAGACATACCCTTGAACAAAATTTTTTTCTAACGATGTCTCTACTTATTTTAAGAATTAGTTTATTCCCACAAGTTTCACAAAATTTAATCTCAAGTATAGTTATTGGGGTTTTGCCCTTTGGCATAATTATTCTCCCGCTGCATTTGGAGCATTTGGAGGACTTGACTCCCCTGCCGCCCGATTTTGCTGCTGAATTAAATTTAAGTCTTGACTTGCGGGGGAAGCTCCTAACATATCCCCCACGCCCCCAACAGAATTTTTCATCGGGAGATACGGCCCCGGATTAAGGTTGGTTAAAGCACTCTTGTAGAAGGAATCAATCTCACCATCACTTAAATCCAAGTCTCTTCCAATATTCTTTACAAAGGCAGCTGTATCAAATGTTACCCCCTGAGCCTGTGCATACTGCAAGGTTGGGAGAATCAAACCTGTTGCCAGTTGCATAAGTTTCTGCATCCTGATATTTGGATTCATCCTAACCATTGAGTATGGCTCTACATCAAAATTATAATCATAGAAGTCCCCCCGCATTGAGTCTCTTGTTACTCTTACGGGAATTTCCCCAATCCCCTCTTTTCTTTTTGAAACGGTTACGTCCATCAAGGGGTCGGTAAAAATATAATGAGCCATCTTTGTTAAGATACTCTTTAGTGTATTGTGAACGCTCTGCTGCATATCATCTATACTGGCAGTAGCATTGGCCTGTAACATTTGGTCTTGACCCAATGTTGGAGATTGAGCTTGAATTCCTTGCAATAGATTTGCATTTCCCTGAAACTCACTCCATAGACCTTTTAACCACTCAACCCATTTGTAAGATGAATCAGAAATCTCTCCAAGCTTTAATGTAGTAAAAGCATTTATATCATTTACCTTTATGGCTTGAAGATGTGGAGCATTAATAACCCTCTCTGCATCATCAGCAGCATTACCCTGATATGGGAAAACTGTTTTAGCTGCATCTGCTTCTCTCGCCATTTTACGAGCCATTGTATTTATATAATAATGCAAATCAAGACCAATATATAAAGGAGAAACAGGAATGATGCTTTCAGAAAAGGTATTGAAAGCCATTGTATCATAAGGCCCGCCAATGGGGCCATTGTAATCAACTACTCTTAGTGGTTTATTTCCACATCCCTTTGGGGGAATTGTAACTACAATATTCTCTCCGGGAATCCAAACCTCAGCAAGTTTTACATAGGGCTTTAAAGAGTTCAACCTGAGAGATAAATTCTTTGTGGATATTTTCTTTGGGGATAACTTATCAAAATTTGTGTAAGCATCTTTTAAAAATTCTGTATTTTTGTAAAGACCTGAATCCATTACAAATTCGTAAGGAACATAAAACCAATTTCCTTCAAAATCAACTTCCTCTCTTCGTCTTGCTGTTATATCAAAGAAGTAATCTTCTGGATAAATCAAATCACAAAATATTTCCCCGTTATCGTGAGTATTTCCAAAAGCATCCGGAACCTTGCTACCACCAACTGCAATACCAGTTTTAAAAATTGACATATAACAAAGAGCTTCAAGAACACCCATTCTAACCGTATCTTCAAGTTTTATTTTTCTGATAAGGTGATTCAAAGTTAATCTTAATGTTTCAGCATAAGGAGCAAGCTGAGCGATTCTGGCTCTGGTCATAGCTTTTGGACACTTGGAAACAAGAAGGGGGGTTAAAAGATTTACCGCCCTTGCAATCATGTTCATAGGACAGGGGGCGGTTGCTTGTTCATCATACCACCCATTAGCAAGTTCAGCAAGCAGGTCTCTCCGTTTTGAGAGGGGGGCTTTGCATCCCTTTTCACACAAGGTAATTCCCCTGTGAATATTTGCAACTATGCTACTTGTTCCAATATTATCAAGTGTTTCACCAAACGCCATCACCAACTCCTTGTCTTTTTCTGTTCAGGTTCTTTCCACCGTTGTCTTTGCTCTTCCTCTATTCGCTTGCCCTCTAAAAGGCGGTAAGCGAAACTACCAAAGGGCGGCGATTTATCTAAAGTCTCCTCCGCAATAGCTGTATCCAACGTCCCCAAGACACAAAGGCCGAGACCAATGATTCTATCGCCGTGTCTCTTCCTTGCCCCAGAGCTTTCGTCTATCGCCTCAGAAGAATCCAACTCGCCAGAAGGATAAAAAATATAACCATCAAGCTCATTTACAACCTCTTCTGAATACACCCTTATAAATTTTCTTGTGGGATTATCATTCAAGCCCTCTTTTAATGCTATCTGTAAACTTTCAAGTAAATCTACTTTACTTCCATTTGGGCCGCCCGTGTTGTCCCAACCATATTTCTTTAACCTTGTTCTGGTTTTTGTATCTTCTGTAGTTTTAGTATAAACATTGGAAATTCCATTCTCCATTAACCTTCTTCCAAAGTTAATGCCGTGTCCACCTGTTCTTTCCCAAATAACAAATGGAGTATTCACTCCTCCCACCCACATTGACAAAGCAGCGACTACATCTGCAAATTCATCGGGAGGCATTTC